ATAGCACCTTTAATGCCATCTACGGCACTCTTTACAAGTGCTATACCTGCAAGGGTTTCGGCAATCATTGTTGGTTGGTTCCTACTTGGGTTGGGGTCTACATACTGCAGTTATCTTTTTTCTTTTACCACCACCCGCTGGAACAGATTGTTGTCGGGACAATCTCTCAGCAAAGTATAGGCATCTATCCATGTCTACAAACTTCTGTGTTTTGTCTATTACGTTTGCACCTAAATACACGTATAGTACAAATACAATCATTCTTCTACAAATTCTAATATATTACCAGTGTCTTTGTCTAGTTTAACTTTAAGTTCCTTGCATGACCACTTCTCATCAAAGTTATGAGTTGGCCCTACATTGCGTTTTATCTTACGTCTTACTGACAGGCACTGTGATAAAGATTGATACGGGGTGTACTCTACCTTTTCGCTACCCATAGTTAACAACAATACAAAAGTAAGTTCAATCATCGCCGTTTCTTAACTTCTCTATGTTATCTTCTAAATTTGTGATACGCTTCTCATAAAACTCTAGCGTTAGCTTTTGCTGTTGGTCGTAAGGTGCTTTACCATCTTCTATTTCATTCTGTAATTTTTCTAGTTCACTAGCTATGTGTTCAATAAGCATGAACTGTTCGCTGTCTGCTGGCAAGCTGCCCATTTCACCACGAGGCCACTTAATACGGAACTCTGTGTTCTGTTCTAAGTCTGACTTCATCATAGTGATGTTAGTTTCTAATTGATTTAATCTTTCTATAATACCGAAGTATGCCCACGTTGCCACGGACGCAGCAGCCACCATACTTATAATGTTACGTAGCGGTAACGCAACCTCAGTGTTTTCACTTAGCTTTGTTGGCATTATTCAATACCTAGCACCCTAGATAGTCCAAATACTTCTAGCAACATGAACGTAAAGAACAACAAAAGAATACTACCTGCTATTAGTTTACCGCTAAAGTTTGTTGACCCTATACGAATAGCAATGAACTCATTGCCCAGTATCCTAAGTATAAGTTCAAAACTATTTTCATTAATACTAAAGGCTACAGGCTTTTCTGTATCACTCATTCTCTTTATCCATTCCAACGCAGAAACATTTAGCATCAGGATTACTAAACCCGTGTTCCGTTACAGCTACATGACAGCTAGACATCCACTTATGTGCATCGTGTACCGCTACACTTACTTCTACTGCATTTGCAGAAATAACACAGAACATGACTACACTAAGATTTATAGCCACCACCAGCAGCCTTGTATGCTTTAGCTAACATCTGCGCTTTACGTGCAGACCACTGACCCGGATTACCGCCCTTACCACCCGCCTTGATACGACTGAACTGTTGCTTTCTCATTCCGGGCTTAGTATAGTTGCCAGCTTCATTAACTCTTGACTTGCTTTTAGGCGCACCCCCTTGCGAAAGGCTAACCTTTCCAGTCGGTTTCTTTTTCGCTCTAGTTTGTGGGGCTTTCTTTTTAGCGGGGGGTTTTTTAGGGACACGTACCATCTCCTATCTCCTATCTATTCGGGTCAAAAAATTCTTCACACGATGTAGTAACGACTAGCTTACTTGCTGTATCTGCTGTGCATTTGATAATATCACCTGCATGTAAATACAAAGGTCTGTCCACTGTAAAGATAGACTCGTATGAACCACCTGCAACAGCATGTGTAGTCAGTAAGTCATACTCCGTGTTATCATCAGCATGGAATAAATGCAGACTCAAAGTTACGTTACCTGTGTGGTTGTTACTTACAAACAAGTTCTCTAAATGGGAAGAGAAGTTTGCAGGTACAGTGTACACGTTAGTTTTGTTAGTAGTACCCAACGACACTACTTCTGTACGGAACTTTGAACCTGTAGATAATACTGGCATTACTCATTCCAGTCTAGCACATCTCTGTGCTTTTTCCAGAACCAATTACCAATACGAGTAAAGGGCTTGCCAATATTAAGCAGGGCTATTGCAAAACGATGAACGAGTTTCTTCCTCATTTCTTTTTTGCCATCCCGCCACGCATCATCTTTTTCTTAGCAGCTACGCCGCCACGCATCATTTTCTTTGATGCCATCTTAGCCATGCCACCGCCACGCATCTTCTTGGCTGCAACACCGCCACGCATCATTTTCTTGGCTACTTTAGTTTTGCCCTTCATTTCGTAATCTCCGTCTGTCTATAACTAATGATTGATACACATCCTTTGGGAAGTGTTTATAGTACCCAGACTTCTCCAAGCTTAATGCGGCATCGTCTAGGGTAGATAGCCTTTGTACAAATACCATGCAGTAAACTAGGCTTTCATCTACTACACCATCTTCAGCAACTAAAAAGTCCAGACCTGCTTCTTCAGCATCGTAGTCTGGATGAAACACCATGAGGTGCATATCTTTACCTGCAATGGACATGGCTTCGTTTACGCCATCACACCATCCGTCTAAGTATTCCATGTCTGGTAAATACTGACTAGCCCACACAACTATATCATAGTCGTGGCACTCAAAGTCTGCCACTTCTTTGGCTAGTCCATCTACCCCTGTGTTTATGCTGAATACAACCTTGTTGTCTAGCCACGCCTGTTTAGCGTAGGGGCAGGGTGGTAGTCCGTTAAGTTTCTTATTAGGTATTTCTAGGAACTCGTGTGACCACTTGCGTATGTCAGCTTCTACCTTATGCATAGGGATTACGTTTACCTGCTTTACGAGTACGTGCGTATGATCTATTTTGTGCAGGTGTCTTTAACGCTAAGTTCTTAGGTCGGTTATCACGAGGGTTGCCGTTACGATGTGCTACATCTTTGCCTGCTACCTTTGCCCCAGCTTTCTTAGCCGTTGCACGTGCAGCATTACGACTTGCACGATTAGTTTTTTGTGCAGGCTTACTGTGGTAGTTAGCGTATTCTTTTTTGTAGTTACGCTTTGCAGGCGCACGAGGAGCCATCTTACTTACCTGTGATTTTCTTGTAGGCTTCTAGCCCTTTAGGGCCACTAGCCTTCAATGCTTTAAGGCCATCGTTGACTACACCACCTGCTGAATACATATGCTCTTTGCCGTTAGCCATACCGCCACGCATCATCTTAGTTTTCTTTTCAGGTTTTTTCATTTTACCTACGCCCACAGAAATAGCTATTACAGGTACATCTTTTTTAGTAATAGCTTTGCCTTTGCTATTAGATGTCTTAGATAATTGATTACCTAACTCTTTACGCACAGTACCGTAGGTGTTTGGGTATTTACTCTTTAAGCGACTTTGTATCTCTTTAATTGCGGCACGATCCATTGTACCTGTTTGAATACCACGTAGAGCATCATATAGTTCGCCCCTTTCAGAAGCAGACATTTGTTTTTCACCAGCCATCGTTTATTCCTTTACCATTTAACTTTATGTGACCAATACTTCGCTGACAGCTTGCTGGTCGGCTTACCCTGCGCATTGTGACGTGCGTAGTATGATTTCTTACGTGCCTTATCCTTTGCGGATGTAGGGTTCTTCCCAGCACCAGATACGCCCTGCTGTCCAAAGCGAATGAATTTATATGTGTCACCTTCTTTAGCCATTACGCAGTGTGACTTAGTTTTGTGATTAGGAGTACGCTTCGGCTTGTTAACGCCAGACAGCCCCTCTTCCTTCATCTTGGTTTTTACTCTTTCAGGTATAGCCATGTTACGTCTTCAGTCCTTTTGGTATTGTAAGTGGGAGTTCTGTTGTCAGGCACGTAGCTGCCCAGTCTACAATCTCACCGCTATCCATCTTAGGCTTATGCATTTCCAGTACAGTCTCCATAGCAGGACACTCTACTACATTACGTGATAAGGTCTTTAGTTCGCCATCCGGCATTACGATTACGGATAAGAACACAAAAAAGGTATAGAGTTCCATCACTCATTTCCTTCTGTCCACCCTTCTAAGCGCATATAGTCTTCAGTCTCTTTAAGTGTAAATGCACGTGGGGCAAACTTAGCCTCCAAAGCACTGCGCACGTAGAATACATCACTGTGTGGGATATGAAGACGGTCTAATGAATTAGTACGGATAGCATCGTAAAATGCATCAAGTACATTATCTGTGTATAGTTTTACGGATTTCTTCCTCAATGTCAAGAACTTTCTTACAATATATGGATAACTACAGTTAAGTGTACAGTTAAGTGTATTAACAAAGGTAATGTAAGTATAGTTAAATGTACATATAAGTGATTTATAAGTTTTACTAAAGGATAGTTAAGTGTAACACTTATAGTGTAGTGTAGTTATACCTATTATACCATTTCTTGTCAACCCCTGTCAACATCCTTTCTATAAAAAAGTTTAGATTAGTCCCTATGCCCCCATTAGTTGCCTATTTTTTAGGCAGTTGCACAATACTTGTGCATATACAAACATCAGTTACCCTTGTGGTTAACACTCAATTTTACTGATCTGTGTATTTATGTGTATATACGTACTGGTACCCCCGCCATGGCTCCTGCCCGTAACCCCTTGAAATGACAGTATTTTATATCTGCTGCCAAAAAAATATATATTTTCTGCCAGTTTTAGCAAGCAATAGCAATCGTTCTGCTGCTAAGTAACTGAAAACAATAGAAAGATAACTGATAGTGTATCAGTTGCCACCACCACATAAAGAAAAAAGGCAGTGTTTTCAAAAACATAGACCAGATACGATAGGCGGTGCATATACCTACCCCAACAAAATAAGCCCTACACTTATTATATATAAATAAAAAAATCTCTAAACCATTGAAAACAAACAATAACCAAAAATAATTCAAATAAAATGCATTTTTATTATCCAACAAAAACAATCACTTAACTTTTAACCTACTGATATCATTGA